CTCAATACGTGACATAGATGCAGATAACTCATCCATACACTTCTTAATTGCTTTACGTGCTGCGGGATCTGACGGTAAACTCATATTATATTCCTATACTTCAACTGTTAATAATTTAAACTCATCTGCGCTATCCTCGTAGCCTTCGTAACCTCTTGGGTTACAAAATACCCGGGTTGAACCAATCATGTAATCAAATACGTCGTGCGTATGACCATGTGTCCATAATTTAATTTGAGGTCTTTCTATAATGAAAGACTCTAGATCAGAACTATACCCACCATTCATATGATAGTCTTCTTTATACTTTGGCTTCATTGATTGCTTGGAAGGTGCATGGTGACCAACTACAACAACTTTACTATTATCAGTTGGCATTGAATCACTGATAAATTTAAGCATTAGTTTATGATCTTCCAGAGCATCTTCAGGGCAAAATCTAGCTGGTTTATCTGACGATCCAACTTTACGTGCTGAATTTGTTACAATACGAAAATCATTCATTAAGTGACTTATATCAAAAAGAGTAATAGGGTCCTCCTTATTCATATCCGTCCACAACGTACCACCAATAAAGGTAATATCGTCAATAACTTTAACTTCTTTATCTAAGAAATAAACGTTATCGTATTGAAATAGTTCTTTTCTGTAAATACCAGTACTTGTTTGAAAGTCACCGTTATAATGTTCATGGTTACCCATTATATAAATGACGTGTGGAAATTCATTTGAACAACGTCTAAAGAAGTCTCTAAAAATACTACCTCTTTTAGAATCACTATCCGCTATATCTTTAGCCACACATATATCACCTGATAAGATTAATACATTAGCGTTATCATCGTTTTTTAAATCAATGTCGGTAAATTCAAGGTGGAGGTCAGAACAAACAGCTATCTTCATTATCTTCTCATTTGCGCTACTTCTACGGCATTTTCATCATTAAAAATAGGCACTAAATTAGACTTATGCATAGTAGCAATACCTATCATTTTATCACCAGTATAATGCATAGTTTTTCTACCCGTATTAACTGCACCTACATGACCAGTATCTAGACTAGGATGACGTACGGTCTCCCTTACATATGCCTTATAAACAGTACCGGGTAAAAGTACATTACTCATAGTTACTTTCTTTTTAGATTTACCAGAAGGATTAATGCCATGCTTAGCGCACCAAGCAGCATATTGCTCACGCTCAGATTTAGGCGCTTTTTTAGACTTAAGGGAGGATTTAGTATTAAAATAGATCATAATATATTATAACTTATTAAAAGAAAAAAATCAACTTTTACGTGGCTGCCGTAAATTTACCTGTTTTACATTAAAAAATCTCTCTGGTTCTGGTAAGACTGCACTTACTGACCAAGGGGTCGGGGGTATTGGTTTTTCGAATTGTTTTAGAAAAGTTACCCAGAGAGATTTTATTCTAAAGGGATAGATTCTTCCTTTTTTTCCTTTTTAGGTTTAGGAGGATCAGCAGTTAATGCCTTAGGAAATGCTTCTCTAATTAAATCTTTACTTAATGACTTATATCTAGTTTCAAGCTTTCTATCTTTACAGAGACATAATACTTCTGACTCTGTCCAATGTATACCTTCAAGCATAGTTACAAATAATGCTTCTTTCTTAATCTTAGGTAAGTTAACTACATGGTCTGGTTCAAGCCAGATATAAAAACGTCTTAGTTCCATTTGTAAGTTAGATTCATTATAACCAATAGGTTTATCTGTATCTTTCTTAAAAGGTGGTTCACCATCAGGAAGATTCATCTTTAACATATGATCATAGTTAAGACGTAATAATACAAGAAGCGGGTCAGAGACGTTCTTCTGTAAAATGGCTATTTTTTCTTCTTTGGTTTTAGCTTTTTCAACGAGGTCTAAAACCTCAGGTACTAGTAAATACATTAAAATTCCTCAAAATTCACTAACATGCTCGATCATTTGCTTCATTCTATTAGCTATAAAGTAATTAAGCAACTGGCTTTTATCCTTAACAGGGTAATCTGTAAATGTATTTATAATTGTATTTTGCAAAGAAATAGGTATAAAAGATAAATCCACCAGCATTCTATTACGATCATAATTGCGTTTAAACGTTTCGTCTTGTGGCATAGTAGAAGGGTCTTTTATCCATTCAACTAATTTTTTAGATGCAATAGACTTCTGTCTCTCCCCATTAACAATACTATCATCAGCAGATAAAACGTTAGGTACCCCATCACCTTTATCACCTTTAATTATATGTTCTATAACATATTCCTCTGGTGTTGATTCTGGCTTAACAAACTTCTTTTGTACCGGAGAAAACTGTTTAACATGCTTATACTTTTGTAGCTGATTAAAGTCATGGTCCCCGGAAATAATAAGAAGGGGTTTAGCAGCATCTTCGTTAAATATTACACCTTCTTTTAAATCATGCCTAGTCGACCAATAGACTAGAGTTGCAATAATATCGTCAGCTTCTGCACCCTCTACTTCTATTACCTTAAACGGAAAAATCGCTCTCAGTTCTTCTTTAATTAAGTTAATTGAATCAAATATTAAAGGCCAGTTAAACCCTGAGTCTTCTCTAGCTTTTTTACGATTGGCTTTATAGAACGGAAATACCTCCTTACGCCAGTATTTACGACTATCACACGCTATAATAACCTCACCGTATTCTTTACCAAATTTTACCTTATGGCTTCTAATGGTATTAATCACCATATGTCGAAGAAGATTTACATCCATCTCCACATCGGTTCTTCCGCCAATTTCAGCCATTAAGTTTGAAATAATAGTTTGACTATAATCTATAAGTATCACTTTATTACTCTCACTATAATACATTCATCGTTAATACGACCGGTTAATTCAAACTCTTTTGTTTCAATATCAGATAAAAACTTACGTAGTTGTACCTTACTAGATGTAAGTACGCGCTTAACAATAATCTCCGGTCTGCGTATAGACTTTTGTTCGCTCATATCTGGATCATAATTCTGTAGGGTAGAACCTTTAACCTGTATACCTATAGCTGAATCCGAACGATAGGCTGCAAGTCTTTTATACTTTGTATTATAGACCCATACCTGGGAGGCTCCAACTATTTCAGCAGGGTTAACTGACTTAAGACCAAGTTCAGTATCTTCTTTCTTATAGTTAAGTTTTGCAACTTGCATCGATGCAGGTTTTGCTTTCTTAACTCTAGGTTTACGATTAGCTTTTTTAAATTGAGTATACCGTTCAATGTCAGTTACAAAGGCACCCAACATTTTAATTAGGTTAGCTAATTGACGTCGTGTAATAAAGGAATAAGCTTCTTTTAATTCTTTATCGTCTGACTGATACACCTCGATAAATTCTTGAGAACGCTTACGTACCCATGCATCAATACTTGTACAATAAGGCTTAGGTACATTGTTACCTTGTAAGTACGCGTATAGATCTAATTCTTTACTTTCTTTAATATATGCATCAATATGACCTTCAAGCTCACCCACCACCTCGGCAATTTTATCCTGCATATAGTCTTGAATAGTAGGTCTAGCTACTTTTTCCACTTCTACTTCTTTAACTTCAGGTTCGGTTAAAATTAAATTCTTAAGATAGCCATGAAGTTTCTCAATGTCTTCAATTTTAATTTGATTACCGTTAAGTAGTAATTTTGCTAGCCAACTGCTGGTTGTATCGATTTGTTTATCACTGACGCGATCTAAATCGATTTCTAACTTATGTTGTTTAACATAAGTCTTAAGGTATACTCGAGCATCTTTTTTATCTTTATTTTGATTATAAAAATTAAATGCACGAGACAATGCAGACTTATAGTTAGGCAAATCTGCTGTAATACCAGAGGGTTCACTCATATTAAATATCAAATTTAAAAGATACTAAAGAATCGTAGCGGAAAGATCTCCACTCTTTTATGTCAGTATCAAATACAGGGCACGTTTCAATATTAATCGTCTTAGCTTTATCGGTTTTCTTTTCATAAGTACCGACTTTATCTTCGGCTAATGTACAATTCATATTACGTAATGTACCGTCTTTCTTTTTAAATTCAACCGTAAGTATATTTGTCTTTAATACAGACAAAATAAATTTACGCATCTCATCTCTTTCAGATTCAGATGCAGTAGAGTAATAGTTTTCTTCGATTATTTTTTCAATCA